GACGGAAATGAAAAGGCATTCGTCGCAGACGAGGCCATCGCTAAACACCTTCGCGTGAAGTTGGACGCCGATGGCCGAGTGACGATCGCTGGGCTGGCCGAAAAAGAAATCGGAACGACCGTTACCCCAGCGTTTGCCGCTGGCGACGTCGTGACCGTGCGCCTCCGAACCGCTGCCGGTACCCACAAGATGACTGCCATCGAGGCGTTGGCTGTTGGTGCGACGGTGTACACGGAAACGGGTGGCAAGGTGCAAGACACCGCGCAAGCCACTTCGTTCCAGGTGGGTACTGCGCTGGAAGCCGCGACCGCCGATGGTGACATCATCGAAGTCTTGTACAACCAACTTGGTGACACGGCCGTTCCATAGTAGTCGGTCGCACAACCAGTGGATTCTTTTTCAATCAATTTTCGCAAAGGACAATAAACAATGGGACTTACCCAATCAACAAGTGCGGCAACTGTCCGATCGGACTTGGCCGCTTTCATGGAATTCGACCTCGAGATGGAAAAGGTCGGATACGTTGCCACGCAGGTGTTGCCGGTGATCGAAACCGGCCTGCAAGCCGACAATCCTGGAAAGGTGCCGTTGGAGTCGCTGTTATTCCAAGCAGACTCCAAGCGCAACAGCGGCGGACGGTACAACCGAATCAGCGGCACGTTTGAGCGATGGACCTACGCGACGGAAGAAAACGGTATTGAAGAACCAGTCGATGAACGCGACTTGGAACGATACCGCGATCTGTTGTTGCTGGATCAAATCGCTTACGCTCGAGCTTTGGGCGTGGTGATGCGGAATCACGAGCAGCGAGTTGCCGATGCCGTGTTTAACACGACGACTTGGACTGGCGCGGCCCTCACCACCGCAATCACCAATGAATGGGATGACTTAGTCAATGCAGTCCCGATCACTGACGTGGAGGCCGCTGTACAAAAAGTCTACGACGGCAGCGGATTGTGGGCCAATGCGTTGGTGATCAATCGCAAAGTTTTCAGAAACTTGCGAAACTGTGCTCAGATCATCGATCGAATCACCTCGTCTGGTGCCGGAAATCCAGCAAAACCGTCGGACATCACCAAGGAGATGTTGGCTGCGGTGTTCGATTTGGACTACGTCATCGTGGCTGGATCCTCGAAAAACACCGCCATCGAAGGCAAGGCTGCTGCTCCTGGGCAAATCTGGTCGGGTGAGTACGCGATGGTTTGTCGAGTGGCCACCTCCGCCGATATGCGTGAACCGTGCATCGGCCGGACCTTCCATTGGGCCGCTGATGGGTCGAGCATTGGCGGAACAGTCGAGGAATACTACGAAGAGCAATCTCGCTCTCGGATCATTCGCGTTCGTCACGATACGGACGAGGTGATCATGTACCCGCAAGCTGGTCACTTGTTGTCCAACGTCACAACCTAGTGGTGACCAATGACGCTGTCACGCCATGATCGCCGTTTCGCCGCCAATGCGTTCGTTCAATTGCTTTTGCAGTTTGGCGAACCCTTGGGGTACCAATCCAGGCCTGGTCAAGAGCGTGACATCGTCGGAATCGTAGATCGGGAACCGCCTGTCGTCTATGACGGCGGCGGCAACCCGATTTATGGCGACTACGTGATTCGTGTCCACAACTCGTCAACTCGCGGGATCCTGGACACCGAAGTCGACTACGGAAATCACTGCGTTAGCATCCGGTCGCGCCAAAGCGATGGTTCCTGCGTTGTCTTAAAGACGATCATCAGCAAAGAGTCGGAAGATAGTGGCGTACTGGTACTGAGGTTGCGATGAGCGAAATCATAGCCGAACAGATTGTCGCCAAGGTGAAAGATCGCCTCGCAGAAATCAACGTGGCGGATGGCTACCAATTCACGACCCCAGAGGTCGTCCGTCCTTTGCGTTTTGTCAACAATCGATTTCAGAACTTGCAAATCCTAGTAACTATCTCGGAGATCGCAACCAATCAGTCATTGAGCCATCCCGGCAACCCGCCGGCGATTGCCAAGGACATGACGGTTATGTGCTCCTGCTATGGCATGGTATCAAAAACAGATAAAAACCCGGCGGACTACTGGCGGAACCGGATTTTTGGGGCAATGTCGAAGGCGATCACAACTGGGGTGGCTTGGTGGCAATGGGGCGGTCTAGCGATCAACACGATGGTCGGCAACCCGATTTATCGAGCCGAAGACGGTGGGGCCAACGTTGGCGTGCAGCTGCCGGTGATTATCACGTTTCGCACCGATGAAGACGACCCTTTTCAGGTGAGGGCGTGACATGGAGCTAAGAGTTGAATATCGCGGGATTGACGCTGTCCGAGCGCAGCTATTGGACCTTAGCAACAATATGCCGAAAGAGATTGCGATTGCTGGGACAGAGACGGCTAAGAAGGCCAGAAAGATGATTGCCAGGAAATTGGCAACAGTCATCCGTCAGCCGATCAAAAACCTACTGAAGGCCACCTACTACAAATCACGTAGCGATGGAGTATTGATTCGGATTCGCAGTTTTGAAATAGCTTTGCGGCGATTTAAGCCAACCCAAAATAAGCAAGGCGTAAGCGTAGCAACCAGACGTGGGGCGTTTAATGCGTCGACGCTCAAGAAGCAAACCATAAAAGACAATTATCCCGGGGCGTTCATGGGGCCAAACCCCAAAAAGCGAAGTCCAAAACTACGAGGCAATCCAGTTAAACGAGTCGGTCGGTCCAGGCTTCCGATTAAGGCACTTCCTGCGGTGTCGGTTGTGGCTACGACTGACCAGTCTGGATTGACTCAGATTTTGGCGGAAGAAATCAAGGTAGAGTACGGAAAACAAATTCTAGAGCGGGTGCGGATGTTGACGCTCAAGAAGCAAAAGAAACTAACCTGGCAAGTCGCCGGCAAGAGTGCATAGAGGAACCTAATATGACGCTACCACGACGATTCACTGTTTTAGCCGCGAAGGTTGAGGCAACCCCTGGTACGGCGGAAGCGCTGACGGCCAGCGAAGCGGCGTACAATATTTTCGACGCTCAAATCACTCCCAACATCCCAATGAGCGAGCGACCGCAACAGGGCAGTTATCGACATAACGCGGCGGTTGCTGGCCCTCGGTCAGCTACTTGCACGTTTCGGATCGAGTTGACCGGCAACGGTTCTGGCGGTGTCCCGACCTGGGCGACCGTTTTCTTGGCAGCGTGCGGTGTTGTGAATTCTGGTGGCGTTTTGACTCCGCGAAACGAGGTGGTTGGCGCGAACGTCAAGACAATAACGATCGGCGTCTATGAAGCTGGTCGTCGATCTCGGATGTCTGGCGCGATGGGAAACGCGGTTTTCGAATTTGTGTCTGGACAGTTGATTGCAATCGATTTCACTTTCACCGGCAAATGGGAAGGAGAAGACGACCAATCGTTACTTGTCCCGACCTACCCAACTCGCCTGCCACTGCGAGCTGCCGCTACGACATTTACGATCGGCAGCGTGACTCCGTGCTTTGAGACCATGACCTTCGACCTTGGGAACGAAGTTTATCTTCGCCCATGTTCGACGACGGATAGCGGTTTCGCGGCGGCCGTCATCACCAGCCGTCGGCCAGTGTTTTCATTGGATCCAGAGGCTAAGTTGGTCGCCACAGATGATCGCTATGGTCGCTGGTTGGCCTCCACGACACAAGCGTTTTCGTATGCGGTTGAAGACGCCGACGATTCGATCACATTCGCCGCGCCAGCAGTCCAGATCATGAACGTCACGCCAGGGGAACGGGGCAATCTGATCACCGACAATACCGAATTGTTATGTGTCGCAAGTGGCACGGACCCAGAATTTTCAATCACATTTGCCGCAGCATAGGAACAAAAATGCCAAACTACGAGCCAGGTAAAACCATCTGGGTTGTTCTTCGCAATGACCGCAACAAGCCAGACCCCCCTAAGTTCAAGACTCGCTCACTGTCGCTACGCGAGCAGATCGAACTCACGGAGCGGGTCGATGCAATGGAAAAGCTACCGCTTGGACAGTTTATGGAAGCGCTACAAACTGTCGCCGGAGAATATGTCACCGATTGGTCAGGCTTGAGTCGGCCATTCCAGCCAGGTGATTTTGCTGATGTTTTGAACTTGGCAGATATGCAGAACTTGATCAACTCGGTCATCGGCCAAGTGGAGTACGAAGAAAAAAAAGCCTAAGGCTGGCGGCGATGCTCCGATGCGGCCAGCTATGCAGTCGGTGTCATGGGGGCAAATGCAAAGAGGATTTGCAACGGGGGCTGCGATATGAGTGCCCAACCTGCAACGGAACTGGGTGTGAGCAATGCGGAAACTACGGACATGTAGTGACCCATAGCTGCCCGGTCCAGTCAATCGGCAACATTCTCAATGCAATTCCATTGTTTGATTTGTTTGCCAAAGGGGCAATGCCGGT